TGTAGTTACGAAAAACTATATAGACGTGAGTCTGTGATTTTTCGTTTATTCTTACATGAAAGTAGCTAGTCTCTTATTATGAAACCAGGTAACCTTTCCTGTAATGTGCTAACTATAGCAAGTATAGCTAGCGATTCGATGGCGGCGCATGCAGTGCGTAAATGTTCTGCCGGGCCTGAGAGCAACGTAGTATGTGATGTCTCGATGTGTTGCAGAGCGAGGTCACGCGCCAAAGCCAACATCTCAGCAGGGAAACCTCCAGCTGGCGGGAAAAAGCTAACATTACCGCTCAAATATTGATAGAGAGATTCTGCGGCCTCTTCACTCTTGGTGGATACAACGTAGAAAGCGTGTACCTCGTGAGCGTATTTGAGTAAAGCCGCGGAGGCTGATGCGTCAGCGGTTTTACCATGTGCAGTCGCTATGTCCAGGAAACTAAACAGCTTACCCAATTTGCCCGGAGCTTTACTTGGCTTCGGGGCGGCTATCGCTAGCGCTAATGCGGCTCCGTTGCTGAAACCCGCTGGGCGCATCAATCCTACTAGAGAATTGTATGAGTGCCTAGGCGCAGGGATGAATCCTCCAGTACTCGTATGAAGTTGCGTGATCGTGCGTGAATACGATAGTTTCAACTGTTGGAAGGCGCCAGTCGTACTAATTTTCAGGGGCGCAACTCGGATTGGCATGATTTTATGTGTGCGCAAGTATTCGTGTAGATCTTTGCCTAGAGTTGCAAGAGCATTAGATATTACGGTTGATGGATATGCCGCAGTTAAGGCAGATTTAAGGAGTGCCGTATCAACAACCTGAGTTTTATCAGAGACTCCGAAGCGCCTGAGTGAATCGTAGTCCACTACGTGCGTCTTAGCTGCCCGTAGAATTGAGGATGCACCTGCTGGAGCTACATTTAACATAGGTAAAGATCCGATCTTATTATGATCATCATTTGATACCATAGCAAACGTGCGGGATCTAACAATGTCTACCCGTTCTATTGTCGCCTGGATAGCGTAAGCTAGCAAACCCGCCATTGAGTTGAAAGTTTTCAACTTCTCCTTACTCAGAAGATGGTTCCTGACTGCTTGGCGGAGAGCTGCTCTATTCGCTGTGTTTGCCCGTAATCCAGTGCCTTTACTCAAGATACAAGCTGCGAGCACTTCCATTCCATGGGGGACAGTGCTTGGATGCCAAGTTAACAGTACTTTATCGGTCGGTATTGGTGCGTTACGCCAGGCTAAGTTAAGCTTGTCATACTGACCTGTTTCTCTTGCTTCCTTAACAAGGTGTCGGATGTGTGCAGTAGCATAATCATCATGATCTGCAAACAGGCTCGGGTATCGACGTGCTAACGTCGTTTTACCTTCACCGGATGGAATACAAATCGCATAAGAGCCGTTAGCCTGTCGGTGCACTGGTGATAGTTCGGAATGGAGTATACCATTTGTAGTCTCTGTGACTCCGACTCCTCCTAATGCAGCAGGTAAAGCGATCAGCTGGCGAGGAACGGTAACTCGGTGTTTACCCTTTGAATCCGTGTAAGCGAGAGAAACGCTAGCATTTAGCATCATATCAAGTAGAGCATCTGGCAAAACTACTCCTCGCCTAGCCACCTTAGCAAATTGTTGAATTAATGTGGCGCCTCGATCAGCCGGGTTAGTAACAGGTTCAGTGAAGAATTCTCCATGCACCACACCAGCTAGAGCACGTAATGGATAACCTGATACTCTATTAGCAGAAGCATCGTACGCGTACCGGACGAACTCACCTCTAGCGCCTCCGTGCTGGGGGTAACTGAGCAATATCTTGTGTGCCTGTCCCGCTGCGCCACATAGATTATACATTGCGCTCATCAGGACAGCATCACCAACGGTACGAGTGGTGAGGAAAACATCATCACCTGTTTTGTCTCCTGCATCCGGCGCTAAATCATAACCGAAGAGTTGTTCAGAAGCTAAACTCACAATGCGATGATCTACGTTGTTGCGTAATGTGTTAACCCACATGGTAGCTCGTTCCCCAGATTGCAAACTGCGTTTAATCTCTAATACCGCATGGGAATCATTGTCGCTCAAATAAGTCTTATGTCTAGCGGCATTGACCCAGCTGGTAATCTGTTTAATATCTCTGGCAGCTTTTTGGGTACTAGCCGGGTTATTGGAATACTGTGCTCGGGCCAAAAGCTCACGACTTAGCGCGGAGAATAGTTTTTCCATACCTACGAAGGTGTGGTTGATATTAAAATCGGCGAAATCCCACATGAAGCCAACTGAGTGCCTCAATGCCTCGAGTCGGCGTGCATGGGCTGCTAATCGCGCTGCACCTGCATTCGCAATCGCATACCAAGTTCCACTATTAACATTAGCATCAAAATGATCCAACAAGTACGCTTGCATAACATAGTGTTCCATGCTCGTATTGAGGATAGATCGTAGTTTGCCAGGCTCGAATTTCAAAGCCTTGACAGACCAAAGCACTGGAGATACAGCACGTTCAAGTATTTTTGTGAAGTGCATAGCAGGTATTGCTAACAATGCTCCTCGCTTGTTCAACCTGAGCTTATCCCCTCCTTCGCGGTCTGACCAAGTTATCTTAGCTCCTGGTGCACCACCCGAAGCACCCCAAAACATACGTCGTGCATACCAAGCTTCGAAACTTTCTAGGTTTAACTTTTCTGGTAGTACTTCTCTGAAGGTCGTATTTATCGCTCTATCTTCATACGTTTCGTACAGTTCCTCGCTTAAGTTTAATTCAAAACCTTTCGAGGTTTGAACCAACGTGGGAACTGCTCGCCGAATTGGATCAGCTGTGCGCATAAAAAGTTCAGCAGTAAAGTCCAATTTCATCAATTCTGAACGACCTACTAAGGAGTCAAGTCCGTAAATTAGATCGCCGTACATTCTGATTTCTTGTATAGTGATAGCGGGAAGTGCTAGACCGGGAAGACACTGAAAGATGCGAGCATGAGCATGGGCAGCCTTTAACCATTTCGCGACTTGGTTAGTTGAGAGCGAACATATTACTGGCATATTCCGTAAGAAAAACAGCGTTAAGTCACGACCTGCTGGACCTTCCAAAAAGGGTATTAAGGCGATAGTAGTTACGAAGACTTGCTCAAAATCATTCCCTGCATTGCGATGTGCGAGGAAGCCCAGCAATAAAGCCCGCTGTGCCGGTTCAAGTTTAGTCTTAAGCAACATTTCGAGAGTTAAGTGAACCCGGCCTCCAGCGCGTCCAATATTTTTGGGAAAAGAAGTCGTAAGGAGTTCTTTGTCTTGTGCGCTTAAGTGGGGACTCGCGTTTTGGTAAGCAGCTCGATAGTTTGCAAGCTCAGCAAAGAGAAAGTTGCGGCGAATTGCGTACGTCACGTGCCCGTCATGTAAACAAACTAAAATTGGAGCCGAAGGGAAAGTAGCATGCAAACGTGCGTATGCTTCTTCATTGAAACCTTCAATAGCGTTGGAATCATCGAAAACCATGGAGTGTGGTGACCAGGCAGCTATCAGGTAGTTTGCGAGTGCTGGCTGTTCCATTCCTAATTTATTCGGATCTCCGAGCCGTAGAGCCTGCTTAGCGAGTGCTAAGTGATGCGAATCCACTAAAGGATATGCGCACCCGAGCAGCTGCAACACACGAGTAGCACATGACGCAGTCTTCGATTCTCCGTAATTTGTAAATAATACGAAATCTTTCAAACTGGGAAATGTGAAGTTACTCTGCTCAAAGCGCTCGTACCGTAGCTCATGTAAGTGCGTAGTAGTAAAAGCTGTTAACCATGAACTGCCGATACCAGGTTTAACATCTGAGCCAGTAGCGTAGAGTTCATTAGTCGCGTAGACTGGGGAAATGGTCATGTTCAGTGCATCCGGCCTAGGGTTGAGCAGTACACTAGCTACGGCAGCAGCTTCATATGAGTTTGGCGGTGTGGATAAATTGTACTTCGAGTACAAACGTGAAAAATCCCAGCCGGGGTACGTAGTACCGCTCATTTTATATGTGCTAGCCGACATACTGTCGGTAAGGCCTGCGACTACTCTCTTGGCTCCTTGAGAATGCTTGGAAAGCAACTCGTAAGCAGACAGCATACTGGCGTGAACGTTGCGCGCAGAACGGTAGTAAGCAACGTTCCACACTAGTTTTTCGCTAGTGAATCAGTTGCTATGCCGTCCTGCACACTAACGTCCGCGCCAGTATGCCCAAAATTCTCTTGCGGTAATTGTTCTTTACCCAAGCTATCATAGTCTACGTGCTCTGTAGACTTCTGATAATAAGTGCCAGGCACTGCCTTATCAGCCTTTAGAGCACCAAAAGGATCAGTAGTGCTGCGAGGAGAGGCAGGGCGGCCCAACTGTGAAATTTGACGTTGGACTTGTTCTGCAGCAGCATCATTTATTTCCACAGGAGCATGCCGCAATTCAGTCGGAGGCAATTTTCCATGTACCTGTGGACGTTTAACAGCAGGAGCACGTGGAGTGAGGACCGGACGAGGCCGCGTGGGACCGAATGGCACGAAGCTAGCGCGCCGCTGTATTCGTTCATTGCGCGCTGATTCGACCTTCTGGAAATCCTCTCGTCGTTTACGTTCCGCATCTAAATCTAATTCACCTAATATAGGCGAATTTTGAATCTTAGCTAAGAGCTGCATGTTATTTTCAATAGCAAGCTTTAGCTGTTGTTTAGATAACCGATCATACGCATCCGGTGCATCCGCAGGTTCCACGTGAACACGATCTTCTTCAACCACTGGCTGGTAAAATCGGAAATCAGATGGAACCTGTGCCTCCTCGATCGGGTACTTAGCCTCATATGAAAGCTCTGCAGCTGGTTCACGATGCTTAGGTTCCGGCGAAGGTGGTGGAGGCGGAGGGGAGTTAAATTCCTTCAAACGCGCGAGGATATCAGAAGCAGCAGCACGCGGAGCACGCTTAGAACTAGCTACGCGTGGATTCTTGGCGATATCGCTGGTATCTACAGCACTCGGGCGAGTAAGCGAAGGGAAAGTCAAATTGGCAGCCGGTTTGTAATCCGCGATACTAACTGGGGAAAAATCTACCGGAACTAAGGACATTCCAGCATATGCATTTTCTTTTTCCCAAACAATAATCGAGTAATCCTGCAAAGAGCTGAACTCTCTGCGGTCGGGGAAAGGAGAAACATAATTTACCATTAGTGATCGCTTAGGGACTTGGCGCGCAGCGTCAAACCATAACTGAGCAGTATAGCGACGGTCTAAAGCAGTGATGTCATCTGCCGTGGTCAATCCATAGGAATATGCAACGTTAGCTTCCACGTTATGAGAATTCATTGACCCCGGCGAGAGGAAGTCGGCGAAAGGACTACCTGGTTCAGCCATCCATACGGGTGCCTGAGAAGCGGGAGCAACGGGGAATTGGAAAGCGTGGCGCTGGCGCCAACGCGCGATTGATATCTTAGGCGCGTTAGCAGCATCTTCATATCTGAATCCGCCGATCGTACCAACTGCAGCAAAATGCTGCGCATTAGCAATTGCACCACCATCGCCCATGAAAGTACGACCAACTTCAGCTGGGGTATCTCGGGCAACCTGGACGTGCAAATGCGACGAAAAAGAGTACGCGTCGTGGACAGGGAATGGAGTGTTCGAAGGCCAGGAAACAGTAGAAGGCGTTTCGCGATCATCCCACGGCAAAACTTGATGAGAAGGCAAGCATTCCACCTGCCATAATTCAAGGTATGCGTTAGTGAGAGTCGGCGAATGGTAATCATTCCACCAGTTGACAACAACATTTGCCTCAGTGCTACGAGCGGTAGCAGAAAGGGACCATCCAACGTGAAACGCGAGAGCGTTATTATGGTTAGAAGTCCAAAGGTTGAGAATGTCGCTAGAATACTTGCGGAGGAAAACGTCAATATGATTACGGACGTAGGAATTGTTCTCACGCCCGGGTGAATTGACCCAAGATCTACCTGACATGCTCCATGCAGCCGCCGCCCAATTAAGAGCAGCAGCACGTGCCTGCGCAAAAAGAACTCCGTTATTGATCACGCTTCTAGCAGGTAAGCTAGCAAAGGCAGGTAAGTCACCTGTCATAGCATGTGGGACCATAAAGGAATCGAAATACGCAGAGCCCGTTTTGGCAAGGGGCAGGTGCATTTCATAGTGGCCGTCCGAATTAATGTATTCTCCGACTGGCGCATTATTACGAAGACCACGCAGTTGGGTTGAATTCGTGTATAATACTATACGAGCCATGAGAATCTCAAGCGCGTCATCAATATCTTGTGCTGCGCCGTGGCGCATGGCGAGATAACGCAGGACAGACAGAATTTGGGCTCCTTGCGGGACACGGTGAACCTGAGTAGCAATTTGAGCCAGATCAGGGATAGCATTGTTACCAAAGTGGATGAATACTTCATTCACTGTGTTATCATAGGTATACCTAGTAGGGCCGGCAAAGAAAGTTTCCGCTGGATCCGCTGCGGTGCTTAGCAATGGGATATTGGCGCTTTCCAGAGGCACGATTGCTGATATGAGTTCGATTAGTTCATCCTCACTCAGACCTTCAGCATCAACCAGTTGAGCAGTGCCGGTTTTAAGCCCAGAGAAAGCGGCTTGAGTAAACAAGGCGGCCTCGGGATTCACCGGCAAAGGAATTGGTTGACCAGGAATTGGCGGAGTTGGGGGAGCGAGTAGCGTAGTTAAACCCGTTAGAGTCGTGGCAGTACCCGCAGTAGTAACTAAAGGAGTTAACTCAGATAATTCCTCAGCTAAAAGAGAGAAATAGTATCGAGATAACAGGCGATAAGCAATCTGGAGGTAGCTACGGTCTGATTGGCCTAATGAATACAAGGAGGTGATACCGCTCCACCTATTCCATTGATCAGCTTCCCATCTAGGGATAATACGATTACCCCGAGTATCTAAGAACCTGTTAATAGAAACAGCTTGTTCCGCGGCAGCCAGTGATTGCTTCGAATAATCAATACCTTCTAACACGCTAGCTAAGCCGGCGTGTTGTGGGGCAAGTGTTCGATCTACAATCGGTTGGCGTTGCCATGAGCGGTTGAACTGAGTTGGAACCGTATTAGCCGCAGAAGCCGTGGACGTTGAAAGGCGTCCTGCGAGAATACTGGTTAGAAGTTCCGAGAAGTGAGTAGGTTGACGCGGTTGTGGCAAATTCTCAGGGAATGAGCGCACAAAGTTGTTTTCCCGTAAACTCTTAATACCGCGAGCAGTAACATCAAACACTACACGTTGATCGACCGCTTGAGTAGGATACATATGCGGAGACCATTTCTTGCTCAATCCAGCAGCTCTAGCAGAAGTGGGGAGTTGTGTTAACACAGCTCGTGCACCACCGAGAGCAGGGACTGATGGAGTAGAGAATTCCATAGTTGGTTTGGATTCAGCCGTAGAATAGGGCGTTGCGAGATAATCGGCCGTTGAATTCAAAAGAATTCGTAAGCTAATTAATTCATAAGGCCCAGTGGTAGGCGCAGCTAGCAAATTTTCAACGTGTTGAAAGCTAACGCGCACTAGAATGGCGGATCGACGATGTCTTAATATTGACATTCTGAGAGAAAGGGGCAAGTCAGAGAATTTTTGAACATTACGAAAATGCTCCGCTTGCGAGAATGATAAGAAACCGTAGGAATACAACAATAAAGGAATGCAACTCCAGCGATAGCTCAACATACTATAAGCATGTCGAGAGGGGAAATTGTATAGTGCAGGTGAGACGGTTTGTTGCGCTATGTTAGATCGCAAAATTAATAAGTATGGAGAAAGGAAAACAGAGTAAATTTCGCGTTCGAAGAGCGCAACAAAAGAAGTAAAGAATGCGAGCATAGCAGTGTAAACACGCTGCAATGCAGAAGAAAGGAAAACAAAAGAAAATCGCTCATTTTTAGAGTGCCGAGCATGCACAAGGAGATCTGCTTTTGAGGCAGATGAAGAAATACCGCTGTAGTTGACACCAGCGGAGAATGAGCTATCTAGGTTGCCACCCCGGTTAATTTGTGCACCATTTTCGGCTGATGCATCGACTGCCACCGTAGCAGTCTGGTTTACCGTCTTGATCCCGTAAGAAGACATCATGCGGAGTTCCCGCACCGACTGTTTGCTACTGCCTTCGATCGGGAAGGCACTGGTGAGTGTCAGTCTGTCCACCTGGTTCTTGTCCCAGGCACGTTCCCTACGCCTTTACTTTCTGTGCAACCCATTGGTTTACGGACGGTTTCGGTCCTGAAGCACGTTGAAAGTAGAGCACCAGCGCAGTTACGTTAGCTCCCCGGTAGTTGTGTAGCCCCGGTTCACACCATACTTGACGTGTATGTTACCCCACCAGATCCAAGAAGTGCCGACGTTTGACGTAGCGACGAAAACTTGGAAATAGGATGTCTTTTTGAGTCTGTTAGAACACTTATTATCCCGCGGACTCACACGCGGCTGTTATGAAAAGCCATTGTTTTAACCGCTGGCAAAAGCGGATGGTACAGTTTAACGCCATATCCTGGGCGAGTACAGTTTAGTGTCATGTGCTTGGACGGTTAGAGCGATTTCACACGCTCATTTTATATGCGTCCCACTCCGCTAGACCGGGTGGGATTTACACAAAAAGAGGGGCTGAGCGATGCTGGCCTGATAAGAGATCCGGGGGTTATAGCCCCAGCTCTTTCTACCCTAGCATTCTTACGCTCTGTAGTAGGCCTCAAGGTTTGTGGATGTTTTCGGAACTGGTCGTGTTTGCATGTTGACCGCACCTTGACACCTTGAGTATCCACACGCTACAGTTTAGCCCAAGTTGGGTGAGCTCAACCGATAAGCACGTGCTTAGTTCTTTCCTGCCCCCTACTACACTGGCCGGATTGTCTCCCGACCTGAGATCATCCACTAGCTAATTAAGTGGACAATATAAAAGGTAGCTGGACTTCGGAGCGATGCTCTGAAAATCCAGCCTTTCGGCCTTTTATTCA